CCATTCTTAGATGATATCTCAGTTACATAATCATGCTTATCTTTCATTTCTTGATATTCTAAGAATTGATTATAAGTTGTTTCTGGTAAACCAAGAGTTTCAATCAAATGAGAATACGCAGCAATATGTAATGCTTCACGAGCAGCAAACCCTAGCAACATCATTCTAATCTCAGGTTGAGGGAAGTATGGAAGATAGTTTTTAACATATCCGCCAGCAACGTCAATATCACCTTGAGTGAAGAATCTAAAGATGTTTGTTAGAAAAGCCTTCTCACCGGATGTAAGTTTCTTTTTCCAATCCTTAACATCTTCCAACATCGGCACTTCCCCGAACAACCAGTGAGATTGCTCGTGCTTCAACCATGCATCATAAGCCCAAGGGTAATTAAATGGCTTAAAATAAGCTCTTTCATCCGTTAGGTTTAAATTTCGACTCAAACTCATATTTTTTCCTTTTTTGTAAAACCTAATCTAAAATCGTTGCCTGGACATTGTTTACTTCTTCTATTAATGCACCCGTTAGTCCACCACTTAGTACCTCTTACATTTGTGTTACCTTTAGAAGCATCAGATAATTTCTGTTTTAATTCTTCTGTCATATTTCTTAGTGAACCATAGTTATTACCCTTCATTCTCTGTGAGGATTTTTCTCTAACGTGTTCATATTTAGAAGCATTATATAATTGGAAATTATGAACTCCAGCTTCCATTAGTTTTTTAGCAGCAATGGAATTAGAAATTCTTCTTTTAATATTAGCCTGTTTTATAACTTCTTCGGTTAATAGAATACCAGGAGAAATGTTTCTATTTATCATTATATGTAAAAATTTTTCTTTACCAAAAACTCTATATAATCTTTTTAGTAGTTTAGATTCATATTCTCTGGCGTCTTCTCTCGTTACAATTTTAACTATTACAAAGCTCCCAATGCCAGTATCTTCTATTAATTGTCTCACGTATTTTGATGAGGTAATATAAGATGTTAATAGATTACTAGGGTCAGAATATTTCCCATATTGCGACCCTATATAATATCTTCCGGTGGGTATATGTTTTAATTTATAAAAGTATGGTTTCATGTTATCCTCCTACTTTTATTTATAAAATCATAAACTTCAGTGTGTAACCAGTGTTACCCTTCGCAAGCAAGGCACACAGATTCTTCTGTTGCCAATGCAGTTAAATCGATTTCTTTCATTACTTCTCGTTCAATTCTTCTAGAAACCTTATCGGCTTTTGCAATCTTATCGGAACGGCAGTAATACATTGTCTTTACTTTTTGCTTCCAAGCTTGGAAATGTACTGCGTGGATATATTTAATATTGCTATCTGGTCTAAAGAATACATTTAATGATTGTGCTTGGTCTATATATTCTTGTCTATCAGCGGCATGTTGAACAACCCAACGTTGGTCAATTTCCATTGCAGTCTTGAATACATCCTTAGTATAATCATCCATCCAATCTAAGTGTTGAACCGAACCATCATTTGCTATGATAGATGACCATGTGTCGTTATACCAAGTTTCATTGTGTTTCTCGGATTCCTTTAGAATCACTTTATCTAGGTAAGTATTCTTATGTAGATGTGAACCAGACAAAGTATCTTGACGGTATGCATTTGCACGGAATGGCTCAATAGAAGGTGATGTGTTACCCATCAAAATAGAAGATGATGCATTTGGTGCGATTGCCATTAAGTGTGAGAATCGGTTACCCGTTCCTTCAGCATCAGGAGCTTCTCCACGAATAGAACCAAGTTCTAGATTTGCTTTATCTAAACTACTTCTAATGTGACTGAAAATTTTATGATTCAATGAAGTTGCTAATGCACTTTCCCATGGCAGATTCTTTTTCTGTAACAAAGCATGCCAACCCAAAGCACCAACACCAATAGAACGCTCTCTACTAGCAGAATAGCGAGCACGAGAAATAGTATCTGGTGCATTGTCAATAAAGTATTGTAATACATTATCTAACATCTCGGCTACATCACGCAAGAACAATTTGTCATTTTTCCATTCATCATAATATTCTAAGTTCAATGATGACAGACAACAAACGGCAGTACGTTCTTCGTTTGTTGGTAATATGATTTCCGAACAGAGGTTTGATTGATGTACTCTTAGTCCTTTATCTTTCAGCCATTGAGGTAGTTTACGATTTGATTCATCAATAAAATGTAGATATGGTTCACCGGTTTGCATACGCATTTCAAGAATACGTTGCCATAGTTCCTTGGCAGATACAGTTTCTCTTACAATTTTACTATGAGGGTCAATCAAATCCCACGAATCATCGAAATCTGAATCTAACATACTAGATTCGATTATTTCCATAAACATATCAGGAATATTAATACCATGATGCATATTTAATGCCTTCATGTTTTGGTCACCGGTTGGTTTACGCATTTCAAGAAACTGAATAATATCTGGATGACTGATGTCTAGATATGCTGCATATGAACCACGTCTAGTCTTACCTTGACGATAGGCCAAAGAAGACGCATCATACATCTTTAAGTGAGGCATTACACCAGTAGATATATTGTCAGCAGAGCGGATACCAAACCCAATACCCACACCACCCCCAAGCATAGAAAGCCAATTAGTTTCAGAAAGGTTATCAACCAAACCTTCAGCCGTGTCTTCAATATAATTAAGGAAACAAGAAATTGGCAAGCCACGCTTAGAGCGACCAAAACTAAGAACTGGAGTGGCATAGCTGAGCCAATGACGGCTACTATAATCATAAAGTCTTTGTGCGTGTTCAGCATCAGTTCCGAAAGCTTTTGATACATATGCAAATCTTTCTTGTGGTGAAGTTTCATCATCTCTCATATACGATTCACGAAGTCTAATTAGACCTAATTCATCAAATAGTGTGTCTCTGTTATAGTCTACTTTTAATCCGTGTACAATCTGTTCCATAAATCCCTCTTTATTATTTTTTTATCTCAACTCTGCTTCATACGCAGACCTACAAATATCTTCTAACGTATGCTGAATAACTAAACCATCAAACTTATTATCTATCGCTAATATTGCAACATCTCCATCCCTTCTTTCATCAGGTAATGTTGCAAAAATTACTTTAGACACCTTTTTCATTGTATCAATTACTTCTTTTACTGTATAACCAGTACCAGAACCAATACACTCATACGCAGTATTTTTAGGACCATTTTTTACAGCTATCGCAATAGCATTAGCTAAATCAACAACATGAATGTAATCTCTAATGCATGTTCCGTCACGTGTTTGGTAATCAGTACCATATATATACACCACATTTCTTTTTAATACTGCACACTCTGCTGCAACCCTGACCAAATGTGTCGATGTTCCAAATTGTTTATTAACCCCATCCGACCCAGCAACGTTAAAGAATCTAAGTATAGTATGTTGACTACTTAGTTCTTTTATTACATCTTCCGCAGCTACCTTTGATTTTGCATAAGGAGACACTGGTTTAAATGCTCCGGCAGTTGAAGCAAAGATGATGTGGGAATCTTTAAATTGATTGCATATATTAATAGTACCATTTAGATTAGTATTGTAATATTTCGTTGGTGTTCTCATGCTTTCTTCGACTTGAATCAATCCGGCAAGATGGACCACTGCATCAAAATTATTAAATTTTCTTAAGGTTCTAACATCATCATCAATAACCTCTGTACAGTATTTTGATATATCATTTTGATTAAAATTGATATCCAATCCAACTACTGTATGGCCTTGCTCAAATAACACTTTACAAACATGAGAGCCAATATAGCCGGTTGCTCCAGTAACAAGAACTTTCATAATTAAATTTATTCTCAGTTATTTTTATTAGTTTTATAAACCAGTTCTTCTACATCATATCTATATTGCTTCCATCCACGGAAGTTTTTATAAAATTTATCAGCCTTTTTGGCAGTTGCTTGGTGTTCTGTTGGTGATGCGTGAATTGGTCGTCCACCTACTAAATCGTCGTGGAGTTTTACGTCTCTATTGAAATCTGGAGCTTTTCCATCATGTGTTAAGTATGACACACGAGCACATCTTGCTGCGGATAGTTTGCAACACACTTCATAAGAATGTTCTATTCTTTCAATTTCTGAAACATAGGGAAGATGTTGTTCTCTCACTAATGGAACGGAACTCTGCATAGCCTCATACATCTTTTCAGCCAACTCTTTGATTTCTGGTTGAGCGTCTTCATGATTTCTAAGTTCAAAGAAGTTATCCCATTCAGTGGCAGTCACAATAACTGAAATATATTGCCAAGGTTCAAGCAATCTATTGAAGGTTTGTTTATGTGGATTAGAAACTTTATTTGCAATCCACACAAATGTGCAGACAGCTTTACCGGTGAATTTCCACATGAATTCAGCAAACCATTTTTTGAAACCTGTCAGTTCTGTACGAGCTTTCATTCCTGGTTGATTTGCACCCCAATGAATAGGCATTGCAGGATTGTTCCAAACCTGCTTTAAAAAAGTTTTGATTGGGATTGCACGTGAACTTGATGCATTGCGAGAAAATACTCGATGAGTCATAAATTCAGAATGAAATCCTCTCCAATACTTTAGTTGCATTGTAGTTAATCGAACATCATTATGTGGATTAATAGAATCTTCAATGATTTTAACTTCACACGTCATATTACACCTTTTTCCAGTAAACAAATTTTGTCTGTGCTTGAATTCCTGATACTACATTACTACTTATAATTTCTTCAATCTTGCTTTTGGACAATCCAGACATTACCATAGCATTAATATCTTTTTCTTGAATGGTGTCTGGCCAAATCAATACCTTATGTCCTTTGTTGATTGCTACTTGCATAAGATTAATGATTTCCCTATTTCTAGGTTCATTATCAAAAATTAAAATTCTATCAGTATCTAAAGGCAACTCTTTTGCTGCGTTTATTAGATTAGAATCGCCTGAAGCAATACAATTTTTAAGAAACATACTATCGATAGGACCTTCAACAATTTTGACCGTTTCTTTCAGGTCAACTTCATCCATACCATATAGAAGTTTTTTATCTTCGTTCTTTACTCGCATAGTTATATATCTAAGCGTTTTTTCGTTTGTTTCTAGAGCACGACCTGAAACAGCAATAAGTTCATCAAAATCATCATAAAACAAAATGACTAATCGAGCATCTTCTGCAAGATTTTTGTCGTGTTCTGGAATAAGAGAATCAATGAAATTTTTATAATTCGACGTGAATAATAATTTATTCCAATACTTTTTAGGGATTTTTCTACCCACCAAATACTCTATACAAAAGTGATTTTCTGGTAAATCGGAACACAGTTCTGCATGTTCAAATGATGTTTTTTTCTTCATTTTATCAAACCTTGGAGAAGGAATAGATATCACAGGTTGATTGAAGGATGTTTTACCACCTTCACCTGTACTATATCTTTCCAGTATATATTGTTTATATATGCCAGGATTTAAGTATTGAATTAACTTACCGATAGACATACTAGCTTGACAATTATGACAACGATAAAATAAATCATTTCCCTTTCGGAAAATGTATCCTCGCATTTTTGCTAAATTCTTCTTAGAGTCACCACAAATTGGACACCGACAATTGAATAGATAATCGCCCTTGCGGGCGAATCGTTCGAATTGGTGCGAAATTAAGTTGGTATATTTTATATCGATGTATAATGACAAAGTTCACCTCACTCAGGAGTTTATAAAAATTCAATTATGTACTATAACAATAATCCACTACAAAGTCAATAGAAACTATTTGAAGAAGGTTTTGACCAATCCTAGTGCAGTAGAAAATATTGCTCCGATGACAACGCCACCACCAATAAGCATCCATCGCCATTTCTCAATAGAATCAACCTTTTTTTCAACGCTTGCTATTCTGTCTGCATCCATTTTTTTGAGTTCTTCAATATCACGCTTCAAATCGTCACTAACATCTTCTAAGGAAGATAGCATTTTTTCATGTTCTATACGATTTTGGTCACGCTCTTGTTGAAGCTTATCAAATAAAAGCTCATTAACAGACTTTTGTGTTGAATTGACATTTTCATGAACTGCTAGGATTTTCTCCATAGATGCAGATATGTCTGTCAATTTTTGAATAGAATTTTCTAACTTCTCAACTACGTCTTTAAGACCAGCGAAGTCACGTTCTAGCATTGCTAGTTTTACTTTTAAGTCGTCCACGATTAAAACTTTCTTTTTATTTTTAGTATTTTAATAATCGCAATCACTTATTACCATATCGGAGAAACATCATAGCACCAGTTTGTTCATCTTCTAAAACGATTCCTGCTCCATAATTTTTATTAGCATATTCACGAATTTCTTGTGAAATTGTTTCATCTCCAATATAGCTTTCAAACCTTTGATATTTTCTTTTTAACATTCTAGCCATTATGAAGTTTTTGGTCGGAACTTTGAATACTCTGTTACCTGCAAATTTTCTTATTCCAGGTTCACCTTGGACTCCAATACCCAATCCTGCGACTGCTCCACCACCAACATTATTGGTAGGTATCTCTTCTATTAATTTTGATTTATTTTTAGTATTGCTCATTTTATTTTTCTCAATACATTTACTACATCTAAGTCCAAAGGAATATCAGAAGATATAATATCTTTACCTGCAACACCCTTTATTCTATCAGGCATAAAGTTTAAAAACAAGAGATATGTTTTTAATGCAGGATAATCTTCTTTTGGTAATTTTAAAAACAAAATTCTAACCGTAGGCTCGATACCAAACACATTAGTCAGAACTATTATATGATTGATTACAAGACGTTCTTTTATTTCTGAATCCCGCCTGTAGCGAAAAAATAAACGTTTCAAATAATTAAAACGTTTCATATCTTCTTTAAATTCACTTATAATACAATTAGGCTTATCATAAGCTTTCATCGCATATAATAGAAAATTATCACTATTCAAATCATCAAAGGACATCTATTCTTCGTCGTTTTCTTCTATTCCATCTTCCAGTAAACTGTCTATGTAATCTACATCATCAGAAACTTCAGCATAAAAATCATAATAACCTGCGTCTGTTAAATAATATAAAATGTATAAAAGACCAGGAGCCTCTTCATCACCTTCAAACTCTGTTGAAGATGGTGTAGGTCCAAAAGCTTTACCGAATTGGGTCACTTCAAAAACAATTTCATCCCCTTCAGGATTTATTCCATACATAGATGGAATGTCTAAAGAAAAAGAGTGTAGAACCTTTCTTATCTTTTGAAATCCTGAGTGTGCAGTTAATGGTCTTTGGCTTAGTTCTGTAGCCAGTTGAATATTTATTTTTGCCATTACTTCTGGATTGAAAACACTCGAAGATTGGTCAGGATTTGGTCCATGATTAGGCTCATGAGCATCATGTGCCTGACCAACTTCAATTTCGTACAACTCGTTTAAGAAGTTTTTAAAACTCATTATGGAGCCAATTTATCGTCGTCTGCACCATCACCGGTCATAGAACCCATAGCAACTAAGCATTCATACTGAACACGACCTGCACGTCCACCAGAACCTTCTTTACGTAAATTCCAACCAGCGTTTACACCCTTAGTAGTACCTTCTTGTCCTGTTAATGGAGCTGCAACTACTGCACCTGTACCACCAGCACCGCCAACTACCACTGCAACATCGTTTCCATATTGTTCACCAATTGTTGTTACTTGTGTGCTTCCAACACCAATTGAAAGATTGGCAGTGAACCCTACACCAGCAACTGAAGTGTTTGAAGTGAATGGATTATTTGTTAATGTAGGTAATACTGTGTAATCACCAGCAACTTCAGTAGACACTGCTGTAACGTTACCGTTTGCATCAACCGACGAAATTCTTAAATTGCCTGATGTGCCAGTTCCACCTGTAACATCTAAGAATTCGTTTACTTCATAACCAGTGCCTGCTGAAGTAATAGTAACTCCTACGATTGTTCCATTAGCAGTAGCAACTGCTTGAACTGTATTGGCACCAGTAACAGTTACAGTAGGACGAGCTGTGAAGCCTGAACCTGCTGTAGTGATAACTAATGATTCTACATTACCAGTACCTTGTTTTTCGTTTGCTGAAACACCAAATATACCTAATGCAACACCTTCTTTGAATTCTCCGATTGTCGTATTGTTGTATAGTGCATCACCATTTCCTGCTACACCTAGACCACCAGCTACAGCAAATTTTGGTGCGCTTGTGTTAGCGTCTGTATTTGACCATAAAGCCATTTTGATTCTCCTATTTTAGTAGTTCTGTTTATTTATTGTTTTTCTATAGTGTCAGATAGAATCGGTTCTTTTTCAAACTTTTCTACTTTGCCTGACACATCTTCAGTCTCTTGTTTTTTCTTTTTAGCAGCTTTCCAAGTTTCACGAACAATATTTGCTGCACGAGAACGTTCTTCATTTAAATCAATGTCTTCTTTAACCCATTTATTATGCTTTTTCAGATTCCATTTCTTTAATTTTGGGGTGCCGTCTTCATTTTCGTCGGTTGCAACATGAGCAACTGTACCCTTTACATGGGCATAACGTTTACCATCTAATACATCAATTTCATGAGGCAGATTATGTTTTTTGGCCCATTCATCATTTGTCTTTTTGTAAGTGAACCATTTACCATGTTCTTTTTCTTGAAACTCTCCTAAGTGGGTCTGTGAAGAAGCTCCTGCTGCCCAATATTCATTAATATTAATATTGTCTTGTGTATCTTCGTGAATCATCTTAGAAACTTCTGGACCAATAAACGGAACGTCCTTTAAAGCTTTTAGTTGGTCTTTACTCATTCTAGATAATGAGCGAATGAAATTTTTCCATTTTGGAGAAGTTTTGTCTACTGATTTTACTATAGAATAAAAGACTTTGATTGTGTCTAGTTGTTCTGGAGTAATCTCTTCTTCAATAAATTCAATATCTGGAACAAAGTCTTCGTTGGTCGTTTCTTTTTTCTTTGCTTCAAGTTCTTTACGTTCTTGCTCTGCACGTTCTTGAGGAGTAGGTATTCTATTTTCACCTGAAGCATAACCTGCACGAGTGTTCATGCGAGATAACTTAGTTGCGAGAATCTTGTGACCTCTTGATTCTAACATGTCAACAATTTTTTTAAAATTACTTGACATTTTTATATCCTTCATTTAAAATTGTAGAAACCTTTTCGGAAAAAGATTCTTGCTTAACTGCTTGAACGGACGCTTTAGCAACATCAGCTTGCTTTTTAGTTCCTGCGGCTTTAGCTTTGTTATCTTCTAATTCATCTTTGAATTCGTCGTTTGTTGCTTCTTCTTTAGTAAGTTTATCTACGGCTTTAGCGATACCAGCTTCTCTTTTACCTGCCTTAAGTGTATCATTCCATCTATATACACCTTTGTCTCTGTTTTTTTCAAAACCAACTTCTAATCTGGTGGCTTGTTTACCGGCCTTCTTTACATAATCACCTAAAGTCTTTTTGGACAATTCATCCAATTGCTCATAGTCTTCAGTTTGCATAAACTCTTCGATTTGTTCTACAGTAAAATCTTCAATAGAAAACTCTTCTTTTGTCATTTTAGTAGCAGTTGCATACATTACTTCTTTAGCTTTGTCGCCATATCTTGCTTTGAATCCTTTCAGATTCTTTTTCATACCTTTAACATACTTTTCACGGTCGGCCATGTCTTCATCGGACATCTTTTCTTCTCCCAAAGATTTTTGGCGTTTTGTTGCATGTAAGGCAGCAGCCTTTTCTGCTTCTTCTTTAGAACCATGATTGCTAACAAATTTATCAGCAAATCTAACTACATGTGAACCACCTTTATCTCCGCTACCTGTATGTTCTCTACCAATTGAATATCTAGCATCCACTTTACCACTATCATGTTTTGGTAGGTTATATTTTTCAGAAACTAATTCTTCGTTCAAACCACCAACCACTTTATGGTCATCGTAGCCTGCCATTTTAACATGTTTTGTTGCTGAAGCTACGTCTGAGCTATGAACTTTAACTGTCTTGCCAACGACTTTAGAATTGATATCTTTATCTGCTAAGTGTTGTTCAATGTGAGCTTTAGATTCATCTAACTCAGTTTCTTCTTTAACTTCTTCACCAGAAGGTTTTGCTTTGTG